AATACCTTAAAAGTAGCATGGGATATAAATGCTGCTAGTGGAGTTATGTATACTTCTGGTGCGACTGCTGAGCAGATAGGAACCTCTTATATGAAAGCATTAAATTCTATTGGGGATTATGCTATCGTTGAGGGTGATTTTGCCAGATTTGATTCAACCATACACCGTCAGTTCCTTGAGCTAGAGGCTGATATCTACAAGTATTGTGGATGTTCTGAGCGTGAGTATTATGCTTTTCTTAATTGCATTATGACACGTGGTAGGGATAGGTGGGGCAATCGCTATGAGATTGATGGTGGTAGGCACTCAGGAGATCATAATACCTCCTGTGGAAATTCGCTTTTACAGGGCCTTGCGATTTCCTTTTGTTTAGCTTTACACCATGCTCAAATCAAGGATGCCAAAAATCCTTGTTCGTATAAGCAGCTTATTGAGTTTTACAAATATGCTATGCCTGTACTGGGTGATGATAATTTATTAATTGCGGATAGGGCTTTCATCGAGTCCCTTGGGAATAAGGCAGAGATATTGGTTGAATACCTGCTTTTATTGGGACTAGAGTTAGAGCCGAAAGTCCATCTAGGTCCTACCGCTAAGTATACTGCATCCTTTTGTTCTTCCAGATTTTACCCCACGGTTAATGGGTGTGTTCTGGCTCCTGGTATTGGTCGGGGTATTGCCAAATCAGGATGGTATGTTGATTCTCCCGTCAACATGCCAATTGAGCGATTGGTACGTGGTGATGCTCTTTCCAAGCGAAGGGATTGTTGGTTTGTGCCATTCTTAGGTGCCATGTGGGCCAAGAATTTAGAGCTCACCAAGGCCTTCGCTGGAAAAGAAATACTTAGTAAAGACCTCAAACGTAGCCACTATGGCAACAATCATGTAGTGGCCACTCATGAGGCGAACGATGAAACCTGGACGATGGTTGAAGCTGTGTATGGCCTTACTCGTGAGCATGAGAAGGAATATGTATCACTGTTGTCCCAGGTTCATGCATTACCTACCGTCGTGGATTATGAACCACTTCACCGTGCCATGGTTATAGACGGTGTTGCTGGCAATCCTCTTGATGTAGTCAATCTCGATGGAGATGATTCTCAAGATTTGATATGGCAGACCAAGAGTTCACCATTACTCCGAGAAAGTCTTATTTCCGGAATCCGCCAGTTACAGGCGAACTATGGTGTTCTTTATATTTCCCACCCTACTAATGTGTCAGTTATGGGTGCCTGTGATGAAGAAGATGGACAGGGACTTCTTGCTCAGTGTGCTATTGAGCAAAAATATGATGACTAATGCTAATTTATTAGCTGGCTGAAAGGTGTTTACTGAGTATCCCTGCTAATAAAGAC